CAATCTGCTGCTATTGCAACATCTTTTGATAGCATGGCTGCTGCTATTGCTGCTGGAACAATTGCAACACTTGAAGACATACTGAAAAAGACAGCAGAATCAAATAAATTAGCATTAACAAAATCTGGTGGAGATAGAACAAAATGGGAACCACTATTTACAGAAATACAAGAAAAGCTTTTTGACTTATATAAAACTAATAAGATGCAAACCAAAGAAGATTTTGCTATTGCGTGGAGAGAAATATCTTCTGGACTTAAGTTAATAAAATAGGTGAAACATGTCTGAACTATCAAGGCTTAATGGTTGGGCAGGAAAAGACAATCCTTCGCTTGTTGAAAGCGAATTTAATTTAATCAAGGATAGTGGATCATTTAAAGACTTTAATGTTTATGGTAAAAGCCAAGACACTAAAGGCAAAAAAATGATGTTGTACGATGTTGTTCGTAAAGTTCTTGGTAAAGACACTCCTAATTACGCTCAAGAAATTGGTGATTGCTATGTAGCTGGTACTAAAGTTTGCATGGCTGATGGTACAGAGAAGAGTGTAGAAGATATATCTGAAGGCGAGTATGTACTAAATCATATAAACCAGCCTAGAAAAGTTATAGGACTAGTTCGTAAACGATTTACTGGCGATCTAGTTACATTAAAAGTTAAGGGGTGGAATCGCACTATAACCGCAACAGAAACGCACGATGCTTTATTTATGCCATATAATGGATATAGATTTAAATTTGATGGTTTTGGAAAAAAGAAATTTAAAGACTATTCTAAAGGTGACTATCTTCTTTTGCCATTTGGTGTTCAGTCTTCTGAATATCAACATATAGATTTTGATGGAAGATCTATAAAGGCAGACGAAAACCTTGCGAGATTTATAGGTCTATATTTAGCAGAAGGTGGTTGTTCTAAGACTAAAACAGCTATTAATGGCAAATACAATAAAATAACATTTAATTTTAACATTAATGAAGAACTTTTTGCCGAAGAAATTATAGCTATAACTAAAAATGTATTTGGATTAGAAGCTAAAAAATATTATCACAAGAAAAAACAAAATGTTTTGCTAGTAGAAATACATAATACAAAACTAGCTACTTTTATTAAACAGTTGATTCCCAAGAATACTTACTCTAAAACAGTTCCATCTTTTATATTTAATAGCCCATTAACTGTAAAGATGTCTTGCATCAGAGGATGGATAGATGGAGATGGTCATTTTAGCAAAAGAGCAACAAGAATTATTGGAGTAACAGCATCTGATTCTTTGTTGAATGATTTATCTAGATTATGCTTGTCTTGTAATCTTAACCCTATGACATTAAAGAGAAAGAAATCTTCTCATCAGACTGTTGCTTCTGGTCAAATGGACCTATATGGTTTTGATGCATTATCTTTAGGTGCATATGAAGTAACTAAACCCAAAGCATTAAAGATCCATAAAACCCCATTCGGTTTTGCTAGAAAGATAACTAACATATCTAAAGAATCAGTTTCAGATTTTCCAGTTTTTTGCATTACTGTTGAAGGAGAGCATACGCTAATAGCTAATGGTATTGCTCAATATAACTGCGTAAGTTTTGGTGCTAAAAATGCTATTGAATATTTAATGGCTACTGAAAAACTTATGAAGGGCGATCACGAAAAATTTGAATTTGTTTTTCCACCATATCTTTATGGCACAGGAAGAGTTTTTATTGGTCGTGGACAACTTAATGGTGAAGATGGTTCTCTTGGTAGTTGGATGGCAGATGCTGTTATTAAATATGGGGTTCTTCGTAGTAATTTTGATGGTCTTCCTAAGTATGCTGGAAGCGTAGCCAAAAAATGGGGCGATACACCAGGACCAGACAAGAAGTTTGTTGAAGAAGGAACTAAACACCCAGTAAAGTCTGCTGCTCAAATTAAAAATTGGGATCAATTAGTAGAGGCTATTGTAAATGGTTACCCCTGCACAACTGCTAGTGATGTAGGGTATGAAATGGAACCAGAGTCTGATGGTTTTCATAGCCAGACAGACAATTGGGGCCATCAAATGTGTTTTATAGGCGTTGACGATAGAGCTAAAGACCCATACGCAATTATTGTTAATAGTTGGGGTGATGCTCACGGTCATCTTAAAGACTTTGACACTGGAGAAAATCTTCCTGTCGGAGTTTTAAGAGTTAAAAAGAAAGATGCAGAAAAACACATTAGGCAAGGTGAAACATTTGCTTATAGTAATTTCGAAGGTTTTCCAGAACAGTTGATAGATAAAAAATTATTTATGCTTATTTAGAAGGGTTTAATATGACAAATAAATCTGAAGGTTTACAGTATGGAAAGCCAGACAAGGATGATCCAAGAAAAACTCCAGCAAAACCAGAAGAGCAAAAAAAGGGTTCTAAAAAAAACCCAAAAGACTCTGCCAATAAGCCAAATAAAGATATTGAGTTATCAAAAGAAACCGAAGATAAAATTAAAGTTTTGATGCAAAAGCATAACGACAAAGATCCAGAATTTAAAGCCAATATGGGCCAATTAAAATCTGTCTTTAGAAGAGGTGCTGGAGCATTTTCTACTAGTCATGCACCAAACATGAATAGAACAGGGTGGGGTTTAGCTAGAGTAAGAGCTTTTTTATATTTGCTCCGCAATAAAAGAGCATCAAATCCGAATTACAAGCAAGATAATGATCTATTGCCAGAAGGTCATCCAAAAAGCACAAAAAAACCTTCAGCGTCTTACTTAAATGAAGAAATTGATTATTCTGAGTTTCTAAATTCTATTAAAGATATAATTGTAAAAAACAAAGAAAGAAGTAAAGCTTTTTCAGATATTGAAAAATATTTTACTAAATCTTCTGAAGGTTACGATGCACCAGAATCTGCCAGAAATAACGCAAGAAAAGTTTTAGAGTGGAAGGATAAATATGGAAAAGAATGCAAAGGTATGACTGCTGTTGGTTGGGCAAGGGCAAGAGATTTAGCTGGAAATGCTATGTTGTCTGCTGACACAGTAAAAAGAATGGCTCAGTTTAATAGACATGGATCTAATTATGAAAAAGCAAAATCTAAACCAGAATATAAAACTAAGCCTTGGACTATTCCAGCGGTGGTTGCATGGTTAGGTTGGGGTGGAACATCTGGTATTGAATGGGCAATGAGAACAAGTCAATCTATTATAAAAAACAAAAAATAAATCATGTTAAACTTAATGCTTTTTTTGTTGTTTGATCAAACTATAAGCAAAGAACAATTTGTGCTAATAGAGAAAGATACCAGTAATCATAAATGCAAATCAAGAAGAATGTTTTACTTGACGGAGAAGAAAATAATGCGGTCGCATAAAAAAATACAACAAATATTAGAAAAATCAGAAGTTATTAAAAAGTATGATGCTGTTGGTGTCATAACAATAATAATGATTGTTAGCCTTATATTTGAAGGTATAAAACTAATACAGTATTGCAAGTCTTCTAAAATAACAGCATCAATAATTAAAAGAGGTGGACCTTTAGTTAGAATGTTTATTAGGAATAACCTTTATAAAAATATTATTAAAGCAAATGTTTCAGAAGAACATGCTAAAATCATATCTAATACAATAGTTGAATTAATTCAATCTTTGTCTGTTGATGAAATAGTATCGCTTTTGGATATGGTTTACAATGAAAATAGTTAAGGCTATATATGGTCCAAAAGATGTAACGCAACATATCGCAAGCATTTTTAAAAACGAGAGTTTAAACATTTATGTTTCCAACGACATTTTTGGCGACACGAATCATGGCGTATTAAAAAAATTGATTGTTGAATTTGATGATGGTTCTAAATTAGAAGCAAATGAAAATGAGTTTTTAATTTACCCAAAAATTTTTGATGAAAGAATTGGTATTTTTTATACAAACAACAATGACACAAGAAAAGAAAAAGCTTTATATGCCAGTTTAAAAAGTTTAGCTATTTCATCAGAAAAAAAAGCTAGAATAATTACATCTGTATGGAATAAAATACCAGAAAATCCATTTTGTGAAATAATTTCTCAAACCAAGAATAGTAATCATTTAAATCAAGTTTTACAAATATTGCATTTGCTTTATTTTGTAAGAAAAAATTCAACAAATGTCAAATATGTTAGTTTTTTAGAACACGATTGCCTTTATCCAGAAGAGTATTTTGAATATGATGATTTTGAATGCGACTCTATATCAAATATTAATTATATAGGATTGTGTTCTTCTGGTTGGCAACCTAAAAATGGTGCAGCGAGGGCAACATCTCAAGTAACCATGAAGTTTACTAGTGCGATTAAACATTTTGAAAATATACTTCCAAATGCGTTATTAAAAAATTCTGGAAGCTTAGAGCCTTGGTATTCAAAAGAAAATGGTTTTACATTATTAAATTGGAAAAACAAAGACTGGTTTTGTAAAAATCCATCGGTTCACATAAATCACGGTTATGCATTCACATCGCATTTTCAAACTTTTCAAAAAGTTTTTTCTGAATCAAATGAATACTGGGGCGATTATTCAGAATATGCTTATCTTTTTTCTTAATTTTTCTACAAAAAACATTTGATTAAAAGTCATAAAATAGTCTTGCCACAATAAAAAAAATAAGTAAGATTTTGATCTGTCTTACCTACAATCATGGGTGTATTTATTTCCGCTGGTAATCGCCAGCATTACATTCCTTTAGAGTTCCGCTTATCCTTGCGATAGCAGGGCAGATGGAGTTTTTTTCATGTCTATTAAAGAATTGCAAAAATATACGGCTGTTTCCAAATATGCTAGATGGATTGAATCTGAAAAAAGAAGGGAAACTTGGGATGAAAGCGTACAAAGAATAAAGGATATGATGATAGAAGTTCATCCATCCTTGCGTAAAGATATTGAAGAACATTACGAAATGATCAGAGATCAAAAAATATTAGGTTCACAAAGAGCACTGCAATTTGGTGGTAAGCCAATCATTAAACATAATGCAAGAATATTTAATTGCTCTGCTAGTTATTGCGATAGATTGCGATTTTTCCAAGAATGTTTTTACTTATTGCTTTGCGGATCTGGAACTGGGTTTAGTGTGCAAAAACATCATGTTGAGTTGTTGCCAAAGTTTTCATCTACTAGATTAAATCCAGAAACATGTTGTTATGAACATCATATTTATAGGGTTGAAGATTCAATTGAGGGTTGGGCAAATGCTCTTGGAGTTCTTCTTTCTTCATATTTTGAAACTCCGATAAAAGAGTTTGAAAGATACAAAGATATTGCAGTTGGATTTAGTTATGAAGACATAAGGGAAAAGGGTGCTCCTTTAAGTTGTGGTATAGGTAATGCTCCTGGTTATGAACCACTAGAAAAAGCTTTAGAAAACACTAGGCGTTTACTTGATAAATGTATTGCAAATGGGCAGACAGAATTAAGAACAATAGATGCATTTGATATAGTTATGTTTGCTGCTGATGCCGTTATTTCTGGAGGTGTTCGTAGATCTGCAACCATAGCTTTGTTTTCTGCTGATGATGAATTAATGATCAACGCAAAAACTGGCGATTGGTATTTTACTAATCCTCAAAGGGCTAGGGCAAATATATCTGCGTTACTTCACAGGAAAGATACTTCTAAAGAAATTTTTGAAAATCTTTTTAAAGCTACTAAAGAGTTTGGTGAACCTGGATTTTTCTTTGCTGATTATTATGACACGCTATGTAATCCATGTTGTGAGATTTCATGGATAACAAAACACTTTTACAAGAAAAATGATCCAGAATTAGCCAAAGCTTTGTCATTATATGAAGGACCAATAACAACAAAAGAGTCATGCAAAGACGATATGCCAGCAGACGAAGTTGGTCTTTCTGGTTGGGGATTTTGCAATTTATCAACAATCAATGGAAAAACCGTTACATCGGAACAAGACTTCTATGAAAGATGTGCTGCTGCTGCCTTTATTGGTACATTACAAGCATCTTTTACCAATTTCCCATACTTGGGTCATGTGACAGAACTTATTGCTCGTAAAGAGGCATTATTGGGCGTTTCAATCAATGGTATGCAACATCACCCTAAAATACTATTAAACTCAACAATTCAGCAAAATGGGGCAAAAATAGTTAAAGACACAAACAAAAAGTATGCAGAAATATTGAACATAAGTCCTGCTGCAAGAACAACTTGTATAAAACCAGAAGGTAATTCTGCTGCTTTGTTAGGGTCTGCTTCTGGTATTCATCCAGATCATTCTAAAAGATATTTTAGAATTGTTCAAGCTAATCAGATGGAATCTCCTTATCGGCACTTTAAAAGCATTAACCCTCAAGCATGTGAAGAATCGGTATGGTCATCAAATAAAACAGATGATTGCATAAGATTTTGTGTACAAAGCCAAGATGGAACAGTACTTAAGGAAGACATAGATGCTATATCTATGCTTGATGATGTTTTATCAACCTATAAAAATTGGGTTGTTGCTGGAAAAAACGAACATCTTTGTGTTAGAAAAGAACTAAACCACAATGTATCTAATACAATACATGTAAAAGATAATGAGTGGGATAAGGTAAAAGAATACATTTATAATCATCGTGTAGAACTTGCTGGAATATCTCTTATAGCTGCTACTGGCGACAAGGATTACAATCAAGCTCCATTTACAGCAGTTTATTCAATTGAAGAGCAAATAACCAATTGGGGTTTTGAAGCTACGGCTAAGGCTTATGAAACTTACCCAAAATTTTCTGAATATAATTTTAATTCTTTATGGGATGCATGTTCATGTGTTCTTGGCTATTTTGAACCAAAAGACGATAAGCAAAAATCTTGGAAAACTATGGTGCAAAAATATGCAGATGAGCATTTTTCTTCTGATGTTAAATACGCTACTTATGCACTTAAAGATGCTTATAATTTAGATTTGTGGAACAAATTAATAAACAATTATTCTGATGTTAATTATTTAAATGCTTTTGAAAATAGTGCTACAATAAACATTCAAGGAGAACTTGCTTGTGCTGGTGGAGCCTGTTTAATATAATGTCAAAAAGAATTGCAAAGATTTCAAAAACTAAAAAAGCAAAATTGGTGAAAAAAAATGCCGAAAAAAGGAAAAGTAAAAGGCATAGGTTCCCCTTTTAATCTTAGTTTTTCAAGTTGTTCAAACAACAGCCCAAAGCTTTTTGATTGGTCTAATGAAGATTCAGATTTTTCTGTTTTCATGGATTATTCAATTCTTGATTGTTACAAATACCCAAAAGTTAAAAATGTTCCTAGATTTGGATGGTTGTGTGAATCTATAACAATATTTCAAAACTTGTATGATAAAATAAAATATGATTACAAAAAAATATTCAACGATATAGATTACATATTTACTTCTGACGAATATTTGCTTTCTTTAGATTCAAGATTTAAATTTTGTTATTCGTGCAGCAATATTCCTTGGTCAAAAAAAGAAAGTTGGAACATTTATAAAAAAACAAAAATGTGTTCAATGATATGTTCAAATAAGTTAAGTTG